ATAACATTTTGTGTTTTCGTGGATTGGCGCTCTTATCGAATTGCTCAAGGCAATTGTAGGATTGTTCCCCGGGGAACGTGAGCGCAATGAGTCTGCAATCAAGAAAGAGTGGTCCGAGAGTCGCGGTCGTATTGATAATGCTTTCAGCACTAGTGCTTGGTGGCTGCGCAAGCGTAGCGCCGGTAGTGAGAACGTCGGGGAACTCGGACAGACTGATCAACGACCCAAGGTTTGAGGCGGTCAAAAGTTCAACTCCAGACGTACAATCTTGGGCATACGACGCAATTAACACGGTAAACGATTTAGAATACGAAGTAAGGGTAAGAAATAATGGAACCAATAAATAACGAACTCCATACGCGCATCCTCCGGGATCTAAAGAATCGTGCAACATGGGACGCCCGGCAGAGGCAGTTCTATGAAATGCGTACGTTCGGTATGCGTCGCAAGGTTAAGCCATGGCCCACCGCGGCTGACATGCACGTCGCCTTGATCGATCGCATCATTGAAAGACTTAAACCCAACTACGTTAACTCGGCCCTTGGCAACGATGTTGTCGCCGGGTTTGTTCCGATGCGTCAACAGTTGGTCCCGCTCACAGTCACAGCAGAGCGCTACTTCGACTACAAGATCCGGGAGCGTACTGCATTCCAATTTGAAATCGTAAGACTAATTGACGATATGCTCTTGTTCGGTCGGGCTGTTCTCAAATCGATTTGGGACGAGGGAAAGAAGGAGATCATCTTTCAAGCAATCGATCCGACCAGGTTTATTGTGCCAGACCAGACTGTTGCCCTAGACGACGCCGACTACCTTTGCCATGTAATGGTTCTATCGGTGGAGCAGTACAAGCGCGTAGCGGCCTACAACCAAGACGAGGATTTCATCAAGAGGATCGCTGGACGTGGAACAAAGTTCGAAGGTATCAACACTGAGAAAGAACAGGCTGTATACCAGCGCGAAGGCATCACCTACGACTCTCGCCCAGACCGCATTATCCTTTGGGAAATTTACACCAGGAACGAAGACGACGAGTGGAACGTTGCGACATACTCGCCACTAGCAACGACAGACCCAGTGCGCGAAGACTTTGTCCTGCCCTACAAGCATGGTCAGTGTCCCTTTACAGAGTTTAGCTATGAGTTGACCAACGGCGGATTCTACTCATCCCGCGGACTTGCGGAGATCCTGGCGGCTAACGAAATGACGTTGGCAAAGCTCAAGAACTCCATGCTCGACTTCCTTGAACTTGCGAACCGTCCCCTATTCCAGGCCGACAATCCTGTCTCGCTGAACATGGCCAACCTAAAAATGCAACCCGGTCAGATCCTACCCCAGGGCATTAAGCCAGTTCAGATGACCACTCCTCCCATGGACTTCATGCGCGTTATGTACGACGAACGAGCAGAGGCGGAGCAGAGGATCGGAACAATTGATTTCGGAGTCGGTAACAATCCCTCGGAACCCGGTAGCTCCAGAAAAACTGCCACTGAGATTCAAGCACTGGTGAACACCGGTTCCGCGGGAGCCGACTTGAGGAACCGCCTATTCCGAATGTCGCTAGGTCGCCTATTCCGTCAGTGTTGGGCAATCTACCTTCAGTACGACAAAAAGGATCTGAACTATCGATATGCAGAGGATACCGGCACGGTCCCGCCGGAAGCACTGCACGAACAATATTCGATTATGCCAAAGGGCGGTTACGACTTCCAGACTCGCCAGTTCCAGCTTCAGAAGGCTGTGGCTCGAATGCAGTTACTCGGACAGTCTCCGTTCATCAACCAGGCTGAACTTGTTAAGTCAGTACTCGAGCTAGATGACCCGAGCCTGGTGCGTCGCCTGGTCCAAGACCCAATGATGAACCAGCAGGAACAACGCGAAGAGCAGGCGAAGGAACTTGCGGCCATGATGACGACCGCGTTCCCAATCTCCATCAAACCCACCGACGATCATAAGGCTCACCTCGAGATCATCTTTGACTTCCAGCAAGCCGCGGAAAAGGGATTCCGTCAGGTCGACCAGGCTACGGCACAGGCGATCGGACAGCACTTGACTCAGCACTTAGAGGCGCTCGAGAAGATTGATCCTAACGTTGCTAGGTCAATTACTGCTGAAATCAAGAAAATGAATAACGCAAAGCAACGCCAGCAACAACAGCCGCAAGGGGCCCAGGGACAAATGCCTCCCCCGGAAATGGCTGGACAAATGCCCGGGAACGTGCCACAACCGATGGCGTGAGTGAACCGGCAAAGATATTTGACATTGACCTGGGCAAGGGCACAGAAGGTCCTGTTAAATTAATTTTAGACTACTCAAAGACAAGCCAGAAGTTCATTGGCTCACACCTAGAAAAGAATGTTGCATACGAGGCGGAATTGTATGCCCTTATGCTAAGAAAGTTAAAGCCCGGCGATACGTTTATTGATATTGGTGCACATGTTGGTTTCTTCAGTATGATTGCCGCGAAGCTGGTTGGGGCGTACGGCAAGGTTTACTCCTTTGAAATGAACCCAGAGAACCATTTCATGTTGGTAACAAATATCAACGTAAACAACTTCAAAAACATAAGACCGCACAACTGGGCTGTCTCGGATAGTTCTGGTCCTGTCCAATTCTGGATTAATCAAGATAACGATGGAGGACATTCTTTGTGGGATTGCGGTAAGCATAGTTTCAATGAAAAGAGCAGAACGTCCCCGCAGAAAACTGTATCGTATTCAATCGCGCTAGATCATTACGACTCACTCGGAAAGGTGGACTTCATCAAGATGGATGTTGAGGGCGCCGAGGTCCTGGCGTTGAACGGAATGATTGGGCTTCTCAAGAAGAATCTTCCAATTGTAGCCCTCGAAATAAACAATTTTGGGTTGACCCAAATGGGTCACAAGTACCAGGACATTCGTACCATAATGAACAAAATTGGCTATAGGTGCTGGCTTATAGAGGGCGGAGAACCAAAGGAGTTGCCAATGGACCAGGAACCAAAATTTGAGCACGTTTACAACTTGTGCTTTTCAATGGAAGACATTACATGACAAGACTAAGGGCAATCTTAAACTTCATACGATTTACTGGTTGGGTAGACGAACCCGAGTGGACCGCAGACGACGCCAAGGCACTTGGAGCCTTTATGAGGTCCGAGCATGGGGTAAGGTTTGCCGCGATACTCAGAAACATGACCATAAGACAGGATTCTAGTGCCGTACAAAAAGGCGACTTGACAGCATGTGGATTTGCAATAGGTTTCAGATCAGCAGTGGCAGTTATTGATTCCCTTGGAATTGATGCCACTCATCCCGCGGGAGGGGCAGACGACTAGAGGTTTCCCGCGGAGTACATAGACTAGTCACAATCCCGCCTAAGATCGTTAACCATCTTGGGGCTGGAGTAAAGGGGTTAGCATGGGTGATGTAATAGAACTGACCGAGGAATCGTTACGAAGAGCGGCCATGATTGAGGATGGGATTATCCCTCCGGAGAGAGTGGAAGCGAAAACGGAAGCGGAACCAACGTCGGAACCAGTGGAGAAGATCGAGTCGAACCCCACGTCGACGGCAGAACCTAAAACAGAAAATTCGCCCTCCCCGACCAAAGTCGAGGACAAAAAGGGTGATAGTTCTTTAACAACGACACAGTCTGAGAGTCCGGTTGAGTCATCCGACAATGCTCCAAGCAAGTACGAGAAGCTAAAGAACCGCCAGCAGAAAGAATGGGAAGCCATTCAACAAGCAAAGGCGGAGTCCAAGGCCGAAAAGGAACGTTTGGAAAGCGATCGCCAGGAATTCCTGCGCGAACGCGAGCAAGCACGGAGGGCCGACCAAGAGAGACCGACAGGCAAGTTTGACGCGACCGACTACAAGAACGCTGCGAAGCAGTTCCGAGAAGAAGGCCGAGAAGACCTTGCCGAGCAGGCCGAGAAGAAGGCAACCGAGGTTGAGCAACACGAATTAAAGAGACAAGAACAGAATGTAAGGGAACACGGAGAGAAGGCATGGAACGACAATCTTTCCAAGATGGCAGATAAGCATCCAGAGTTAAAAGATGCGGCATCTCCCTTACATAAGAAAGTTTCAGAGTTGCTCAATTCAAAGGCAATACTCCGGCAGTACGCCGACGGAATCGTCGACGCGGTCGAGATTGCACAGCTTTCATTGAGGACGGATCACTCAACCGGATTAACAGATGAAGTCGAAAAGCTCCGCAAAGAAAATGCGGAGTTCAAAAAACGTTTACAGCCTGGAGTTGGATCGCCGTCAACTCCTGCACCGAGGAAGTCATTTAGGGATCTCCCTATTGCCGAACAAGGTGCAGAACTCCGCCGGATGGCGGTTGAGTTTGACGACGCTAACTAGGCTGGACAATAGGAGGTAAAATTATATGGCACTAGTAA